ATTTGCTTCAGCGTGCGCTCTGCTAACTCCGGCATCATCAACGTATTGATATCCGGTGTAATCTTCTGCACCTTCAACTCTTGCGCTCGGACAAATATCCATTTGAACGCATTCAACACACCGCTTCCGCGTTGGTTAATCTCTGCGCCCATCCGCTTAAACTCTGAATCGTCCATCGAGTCGGGGAGGTTCATCACCGTCACCGGCTGCGCGCCACCTTCGAAGAACATCGAAGTGAAGCGGTCGAGATTGTAGGACAATTGCGCGTTCTGCATAGCCACTTGCGCAGGTGCCAAGCCGGGCCCGACGTCGTCCGTGAATGAGTTCTCACGGAAGTAGACGATCTCTTCCAACGTCCACGGCCCGTACATCTTCCCGCCGATGACTTGGTTAAACGTGAGCCCCAGGTAGGGATTTTCCAGCGTTCCCAAGTTGGGATTGTATGCGTAGTTCACCGTGGTCGGGTTGAGCGCTTCGAAGCCGACCAACGTCCGCCCCTTGACGATGCGCACCCAATACGCCGCACCCGTCACAAGAAGACTACGCTCCGTCGCTGCCAAGAGCCGAGAGAAGTTCTTTTTCCACGGCCATTCAACCTCGACGCCGTTGCGTAACAATCGATACGGTACTGAGCTGATCGCATCGGCTCGCAGTTCGACCGCACGGTACAACGGTGCGACGTGCGCATAGCCGACGTCAGCCGTCTTGATTGTTCCGTTCCGCAACAATTGACCCAGCCAAGCCGGGTTATTCATGGTCATGCAAAACTCCATTCTACGCGTGGCTTCGATATCATTGCGACCGCACCGCTTGCCGCGTCAACGTAGTCGTCGTGCGGTGCGCTGGGGAATGCGACGACCTCATCGAGAAAGTCCCGCACCCATGCACCGTTTACCACGACCACGGCTCCGGCTTCGGCTCTGGCGGCCCAAGGCATAGCTCGTTGGACTTTATCGCCCTTGACGTCGATACCTTTGAACGATACGTCGGCAATCTCTGGTATTCGTCGCAGTTCTTGCGTTGCAGCGAGTCCGTGCTGTGCTTTCTCGATGCCGTGCGTCGTGTCCGCTTCACGTCGCATCGTGTCCACCATGATGCGTCGTACATCGGGCCACTCTGCCTTTACTTTGATACCGTCGGCAATATAGAACACGCCGTCGTGTAAACACACACGGACGGACGCGGTATAGTCTGCGCTCTGTTTCACGGACGAAGCCAAGTCCCAATACCGGAACCACTTGGCGCCGTGCGGTCTCACGTCGGTCGTCTTCAGCCAATGGCGCTGGAACATTGCGCCGACCGGGTCGATGAAATCACCATCGACTTCTTGTCGGTACATCTCGGACGTCATCGACTCCTTAAGCGTCTCGACGAACGAGTCATCGAGGAACACGTTATCCGTCGTCTTGCTTCGAATCGTGGCGTAGTCTTGATGCGTCCCTGCGAAGAGTTGATACACCCAATCTTTGCCGCGTGGCGTCGTGGACATCCAAGCCCGACCGGGTTGCTCGCGCAACGTCGCAATACTCAATGGCCAAATATCGGCGTCCATCATCGCCACCTCGTCAAGCCATAGCCACCCGGCGTTGGCGCCACGGAGCCGGTCGGGGTTGTCCGCACTGCGGAATATGATGCGACGGTCACCGAGCAAACGAAGCTCCATATCTGATTTATTCCACGACGTCGCAATACCTGCCTTCGCGACCAAGCGTAGGATGGTCTCCATGGCACCGAGTTTCAACATCGGGTATGTCGGTGCCACGATGAGCCCTGTCGAGCCCTTGGGTTGTCTCAGTGCCTCTACTGCGCCTGCTCGTGTCTTACCGCTGCCACGACCGCCGACGAACAGACGAAACCGCGCATCACTTGCCCAGAACGCTCTTTGGGGTGACGTCTGTGATTGGTGTCGGATCGTCAGCGGTGAGGTCGATGACGTAGTCGTTGGGGCCTGTAGTGGAGTGTACATTGTAGGATTCTCTGTAGCTCGGGTCGAGCTTCTTTAGCAGAAACATCACCATCACCGGTGTCGTTGGTGCCATGCTGTACGCCAAGGATTCGAGGAACTCTTGGCGCACTTCGCGACCGCGTCGGGTCGCCTCTTCTACCTTCGCAGCGAACACCGGGTCGGCGTCGCGTGCACGGAGAAGGTCACGCCGGTTGATGTTGCATACCTTGCACGCATCCGTCATAAAACCAAGACGCTCGATGGCTTCCAACACTTCCGCCTGCTGTAACTTGGTGATGATTGCAGGCTGTGATTCGCCTTTGACGACGGCCTGCGCTTTTGGCTTTCTTGGCCCAGTCACCGCACTGACTCCGACGTTACAAAGCGAAGCAATACGTTGACGATGGCGAGTGCGTAGGCAATCTGCGGTGCAATCTCGTTCAGTTCCGGCCATGCCATAACCGTGGCGAGTATCATGGCAACCAACGACAACACGTTGATCCACACGGTCTTTGATTTGTACCAGGGTTTCATACTAGCCTCCGTTCATGCGATACCATGACAAAAACACCAACCACGCACCGCCACCGACGAGCATCACTGCGTATACCTGTTGTTCAAGTTTCGCGATCCGCTTTTCAAACTCTTTAAAGTTGGCATCGCCGTTCTCGAGTCGTCGCAATATCTGGTCTTGCTTCTCTTCAATGCGTGCCAACTTGATTTCTACTGACTCGGTCATACTTTCCCCTGCTGATATGCTGCGAATTCGTACCGCACCGCGTCTAGGTTTATCGCTGAGCCCGGGCACGTCTTCTTCGCCGCTGGGTATTCGCGGTGCCCTTTGAGCGTCGTTGCATCCACTGCAATACCGCGCCAATTCATCAACGCCAACGTTGTGGAGCGCACGAGCCGGTGCACATCGTCGGGCCACGTCCGCGTGTCGTACTCGCCGACCACTTCGATGCCCCACATGGACGCGTTGCCAATCAGTGATGAACAATGAATCCCTGGTACGTTCAATGGGCACATTTGCCAGATGCCGTCAAGCTCTGGATTGCGTCCGCCAATGACGAGGAACAAATGCGGACCGCCTCGCCATCCCATCGCCTCGTATCGTTTACTCATGGCGTTCATCGTGATGGCGCCGTTCCACTGAGATGGCAATGGTCGCCACGTGTGATGCAAGACAACGCCACGCGCCCACGGTGCCGTAGCAATGGGCTCATGGCGATGGAGATGCGTGTCAAATTCTTGCACCGTTGCCCAGTGTCGCAGATCGTACGCATACGTCATGAGCGCGGCCCCTGCCATCGTGAAATCTTGTTCATGAACGAAGTACCGTTCTTGCGGTTAACGATGAAATACAATTCTTTGCCGATGCAAGTAATGTTGCCGTGCGCATCGTTGTAGAACTGAATCAGTTGCCACTCTGCTGCGACTGACTTTCGGTACCACAGATGTATGCCGAATTGCGGCCACGGTACACCGTAGTTGCTCATCGACGTTGCGAACCACTGCCCCGCTTTGTCTACCTGTACGAAGGTCTGCGTAGCCGTGTATGTTCCGCCGGGGATGCCAAGTTCCGTAGGGTTTGGAATCGGTGCAATGGTAGTCATACGATATTCTCCTCGTGTGATTCCATTGTCGGTATGTTGTCAAGTGCTACGCTGCATGACCAATTTCGTGACGTCACGAAATTGGTACATCATTGCGTCACCCTCGGCAACGTTACTCCGGTTTGCCCTTGGTACTTTCCGCCTTTGTCAGCGTAGGTCACCGCTGGCCGTTCACCGCGAAAGAACATCACTTGTGCGATGCCCTCATTCGCGTACACCTTAATCGCGTGCCGTGATGCGTTGTGTAATTCGATGGTTAACTCACCGCGCCATCCCGGCTCCATCGGAGTACAGTTTACGATCAGCCCGCAGCGTGCATACGTTGACTTGCCAACGACGACCCCGAGAACGTCCTCCGGTATATCAAAGGTCTCGACCGAGCGACACAGCACAAACTCGCCTGGTTGCAACACATACCAATTCAAACGATGCGAATACCAACCGGGTTTCATTGGTGTATCGTTGTACAACGTTTCATCGCGCACGGTTAACGGATGCGGATATTTTGGGTCTATAACTTCGCCACTGCGAAGCACGGGCTCGACCCACTCATCCGCCACGCGCATATCGTAGCCAAACGACGTCGCCCCGTAGCTAATCACGCCGGGCCGTGCGACCCCTTCGGCAAACGGTGTGATCATCCCTTCGCTGGCCAGCCGGGTTATCTCGCGGTCATTCAGTATCATTGGAATGCCTCCCATGCTTCGCCGTAATGCTTCGCGCAAATCTTGTCCACCGCTTCGGCGTACGCTCTGATGTGACTCTGTGATGTCGAGTGTGAGCGCAGGCTCACGAAGTGCTTCAACGCCTGTTGCGATGCAGTCCAATAGAAGCGCGTGTACACTGCCAACGGCAACACCATGCGCGCCTCTTCGCGAGACACGCCACGGTCAATCAGTTCATCGTAGCGATGCATTGCGTGCCGTATGGCGCTTCGCACGTCTTCGGCATCCTCGTCGTACATCGCTTCGCCGCTGCCCTGTTTGCTACTGATGCTTTGCTCGTGAACAATTTCAGGAAGATACGCATGCACCGCTTCGCTGTACCGCTGGCTTACTTCGTTCCACCCTGTATCGACGAAGGCATACGCAGAGCCGACCACGTGTTTGTACCATTGCCGTGCGACGAACTCCGGAGCGCTCACCATGATGGTTATCGGAGAGTGACGGAACGGTGACCAGTGGCCATCCTTCGCCAACCGTCGCACCAACTTTGCATCCTTCTCCGGATCGTGCGTGCCGTCTTTGTCGTAGCTCACTCGGGCCGCGTCGGTTATCTTCGTCACCGGGTCGACGGTCATCCAATCGACCAACTCCACAAAGCCGTGCTGTCCATCAACGTCAATACGCGTCATCTCATCGCCTTTCCTTGGTTTCATCTGGTCTACCATTGCGTGCGCTCGGAGTTCGTCTTTCATCCCTTCGCCTTTCAATATCGAACAAAGCCAACCAAGAAAGCGAACGCCAAGAAGCAACCAAGGTACAGCACCGTCATGCACAGAACCGCTAAGAAGTACCTCATCTCCACACCGCTCTCCCTTCGTCGTCGATGCGCATCCACTGCGACCAGCACGGCTGCGACGCCTTCCAATGTTTCCACCCTCGCCCATCACGCCACAGTCGCCGAAATGCTTCGTACTGATTCGCTGGAGTGTCGGTGTCTGCGTGCGTTCGACCTTGCAACCACTCATACGTTGCGTCGTTGAACTGGAACAATCCGCCGTCCTTCGTGTGGCTCCGTGCGTGCCTGCTGTACGTTCCGTAGGTCAAACCATCGCCGCTCTCGCACGCCACGATCGCCGCCGCTTCTCGGGTCACTGCGAAGGGAACAACCTTGCAGTCACTGCCATTGCACAACAGGTAATAAAAGAGAATTATGGTGCTCATTGCTTTGCCTCAACCGTCACCAAGAATCTTTCGATGCATTCTTCTATTCTGCTCTTCAGCGCATCGACTTCGTCCGCCTCGATCACTTCGTACATACCAACGTTGAACACCTTGGCCGCGTGGTAGGTCTGATTTTCGTTTGCATAGACCAGCGTTGCAGCCGGTAGCACATCGAAGTGGATGCGGTGCCCCGTGTAGATAGTTCTCAGTTCCGCATACTTTGGACGATCTGACCACATATACCAAAGACCGCGTATAACTGTGCTTTGTCGCTTTGTTGTTACGGCTCCCATCGTTTACGCTCCAACACCATGCCGACCGTCATCGTGATGATGGCCACTACGAAACCAACTACACATCCTGCGATGAATTCGAACATTGTATTTCCTCTGCTAAACATTGCAACTCGTCGACAATCGCCGCCATGATTTCGTCAATCGTTGCGGTCATCTCCCGACCGCGGCATACCACCTCGTCGTGTCCCTCGTCGGCCCGCTCCCGCACCAACATCCACCGCCCGCTTTCTCCGACGTCCACGCGGTACCAGTGCCGCCCAATCAATCTCGTCCATTGCGTACGCATTGCGTAGAACCTCCATCACATCGAACACATCGTCAGGCGATCGTAGAACGAGTGCGGGGTACTCTGTCCAAGCGTCGAAGAATTCCCGTTGTTTGGCGCTGAGTGCGCCGGTTGCGGTCTTCACTTCGACTAAGAATAGCACGCCGCGAAAACCGCAGAGCAAATCAGGGACGCCACCTCCGGCGTTGCCCATGTCCGCAACGATGGCGCCGTGGTAGATCAGCGCAGCCACGATGGCCTTGTGATTTGCGTCTCGGTGCTGTTGGCGATGGTACCAGTTCGTCACGATATTGCCTCTTTGTTTTCGTAGTGACTATCTTTGTGATTGCGCAGAATCTGATTAAGCACGCGACTCGCCGGGATGCCTACATGGTCCGCAATGGCTTCAATCATTGCGTACAGGTCTTGGTCAAGATTGACCGAGATGCGCACAAAGGGTTGCCGACCACGAGCAGGTCGACCGGGTTTTCGTCTAGGCTTTATTTGTTCTTCGTTGGTCACGACGTCGCCTCCACTCTGAACACCATCATAATTTGCAGCATGTCGCGGTCACCACATCGACGGTGCCATGCTCGCCACGCGGTCACCAAGCGTGCGAAGTCGCCACCCTTGGCCACCGTCGCCGCCGCTCTGCGCTGGAACTCTGCTATTGCCTGCTGTCGCTTGGAGTGCACGTTGGGACCATACGCCGACCCGGCCGCCTCGAGGAAGCCAACGAAGCGCTCCTGCTGTTCAGCATCGCCGCTCTTGAACATTGCGCGCCACTTCGCTTCGAGCTCTGCGCAGTCCGTCGACACGATCACCAGTGCACCGTGCATGTCCGCTCTGCATCGGCTGCACAATTGCGGGTATGGCGTTGCGGTATCCATTGCGAAGGCACAACAAAGGCATCGGAGCGGCTCGGATTTTTTTAAGACGGGCATCGGTGCGGTTTTTTGTGCGAATAGGTCGTCGGTCATTT